CCCGCGTGTGCTGGTAACGACTACACCACGGCCTATACCGCTGCTCAAGCACCTACTATTGCAGCCGACAACGGTAGGAGTACAGCGGCCGACGGATGACAACATAGCCAACCTGCATCCGGCGTACATTCGCAACGTGATCGATCCCATGCGCGGCACACGCCTGGGCCGCCAAGAGATCGAGGGCGAGATACTGACCGATACGCCGGGCGCGCTCTGGACTTACGGCCTGATCGACAGCACGCGCGTTGGGCAGGCCCCTCCTGGCGGCTGGCGCCGACTAGTCATCGGCGTCGATCCGGCGATGACGGCCAAAGAAGGCAGTGATGAGACGGGCATTATCGTTGCGGGCATCGGCAGCGATGACCATGGCTACGTGATAGCTGACGCCAGCATGAAGGCGAGTCCGGACACGTGGGCCAGTATGGCCGTGGGGCTGTACCACCGCCACCGGGGCGACTTGATCATCGGCGAGGTCAACAACGGCGGGGATATGGTCGAGACGACCATCCGCACGCAAGACCGCTACGTGTCCTATAAGGGCGTACATGCCACGCGCGGGAAATACGTGCGCGCCGAGCCGGTATCGGCGCTGTATGAGCAGGGGCGCGTGCACCACATAGGTGCGCTGCCGGAGCTTGAGGACCAGATGTGCACCTATGTGCCCGGCGACAAAGAAAGCCCCGACCGCATGGATGCTTTGGTGTGGGCGCTGACCGAGCTCATGTTGGGCGATGAGGGTGGCTTGTGGATGAGGATCATATGACCACAAAGGCACAAGGCGCCAGCGGATATGTGTTGGGCGGCGCGCTCAAGACCACCATTAGCCTCGCTGACCTCGACAAGCAGTTCCCCGAGCTGTTTGGGGGCGCTACCGGCCTATCAGTCACCAGCGCCTTTGCAGCCGTGTCCTGGATGTTCCGATGCGTGAATCTGCGCGCCGACACGCTGAGCGGCCTGCCGCGCAAGTTCTACCGGCTCGATTCTGACGAGCCAGTAGATCAACCGGCACCTTACCAAGATGTGGACCTGGACCGCCTGCTGTGGTTGACAGAGGCGGCGCGGTGCCTGTGGGGCGTGGCCTACTGGGAACGCGACCCGCTGCTTCACTGGCTCAACCCCAGCACGATGACCGTGGATGTGCAAGACAGCGAGCTACAGGGCTTCCACCAATCGGGTGTTGGCAAGCGACAGACGGAGTGGGCGCCTGACGAGCTGGTGTATCTGCCGCTGTTCAACCCCGTGGACGACATCGGCCCAGGGGTGGCGCCCGCGGCCGTGGCATTGCGAGCGGCCGGGCTGTCGAAGGCGCTGCTGCAGTGGCCGGAGGCGTTTTTCCAGCACGGGGCGATCCCGGCGGTACTGCTGAGCACCGACCAGACGATTCAGCCGGACGACCCGGAGCTGAAGCGCATTGGGGCCTTCTGGCGGCGCCTATTTGGCGGCGTAACGCATGCCTGGGAGACGGCGGTGCTGGGGAAGGGGCTGAAGCCCACGATCCTGAGCGCTCCGGTCAAGGACCTGGCTATCCCCGAGCTGTCCGACGAGGTGCGCGAGGACCTGAGCGCCTGCTTTGGCATTCCGATCACCATGCTGCAGCAGGCGGCGGCGAACTATGCCACGGCCCGCGAGGATCGCCAGGCGTACCACAAGGACACGAACTTCCCCGAGGCCAAGCGCATCTGCGCGGCGGTCAATCAGCAGCTCTGGAAGCCGCTGGGGTATGAGTTCAAGTTCCTGTTTCACGAGGTTGAGGCCATCCAGCAAGACGAGGTTGAAAAGTCGGCTGGCATATCAAGCCTCATGGACCAGACGAATCAGCAATACGATGCCCGGCTGCTCACTCGCCCGCGCGCGGTGTTCCTGGTCGAGCAGCTATGGGGCCAGATGGGCATCGAGTTCCCAGAGAACATGCCTGACGAAGAGCCGGAGGAGCCGGAGCCTGCCCCCGTGGTGACGCCCGAGAATGCCTCACCAGGTCAAGAGCCGGAAGGCGAGGCCGACGGGCAGACGGCTCCCGCTGGGGCTATGCCTCCCCAGATGATCGCGGCACAGCAGGCGATGCAAGAGGCAGCGTCCAGGCTACGCAAGGACGTGGCCAAGTGGGCACGCAAGGCCAAGCGGCGTGGGGATGATTGTGCCTTCGAGTCAGACGACATCCCCGACTGGGCCGCCAAGACGATTCACCATCGGCTGCTCAACGATCCAGCCACGGCATTCGCCCCATTCCTGGGGGATGTCAAACGGTACCCGATCGAGGCCGAAGCGGCGCTTACTAGTACTGTAGCGGGTATTTACGCGGCCAACCTGCCAGCGATCACGCGGGCCGTGCGCGGGGGCACCATGCCCGCGCTTGCCGCCATGAACACGCAGCTGCGCGGCGCGCTGATTGCTGCCTTGGGAGAGCAGGTGTCCGATCACGCACTAGCCCAGGGCGCGGCGCTTGGGTGGGGCATGGAGTATGACGATCTGCTCATGCGCTCTGACGATTGGGCGCGGGCGCGGGCGGATCAGGTGATAGCGCTGACACAGCGCACCAACGAGACACGGCTGCAGCGCATCCTGGCCGATGTGACGGCGGGCACTACGACCACCGATGTGGCCGAGGGCCTGGTCGCCCGCCTATTCAGCGACCAACGCGCAGAGGATATCGCTGCCTATGAGGTGACGGGGGCGCTGGCCGAGGCGGCGCACGAGTTATCCGGTGATATGCGCGCGGCGGGCATAGCCGTGGTCGAGCGCTGGCTGACGGCGGAGGATGAGCGGGTATGCGAGGTCTGTAACGATCTGGACCATACCACTGAGGACGTGTGGGCAGATCAGTTCGCCGACGGCCCGCCAGCGCATCACGGATGTCGCTGTTTGCTGAGCGTCGAATACGCAGGGGGCAGATGATGCCACAGACCACTATGCACATCGAGGGTTTGGCGACGGCACTCCGGGGGCTGGATTCGGTGGGCATGAGGCGCATCTGTTCGGTCGCGGTCGATGTGGTGTCGCACGACGCCAAAATCCGCATGGCTAGCTACCCGCCCGAGACGGAGGCCAACCAACCCAAGCCCTACCCCGGTCGTTGGTATCAGCGACTATGGGGGCCTCGCTGGCGCACGGCTTCGGGGGCGTTGAGCGGCAAAAACACCTCGGAGCGGCTGCAATATAGCTGGCGGCAGTCGGTATTGTCGCCGCTATCACAAGTGGTCGACACCCTCAGCCCGCGTACCGGGCGGCCCGTGAGCTATGCGCCATGGGTCGTCGGTGAGGATACGCAGACAGAGGCACACCGTCAGCACGGTTGGCAAACGACGGAGACGGTGGCGCACGACATGGAGCAAGACAGCGCGCTCGAAGCCAGGATCATGGCGGCAATCGACCGCCTGCTGGCATAGGAGGTCATTATGGACCCCGAAGTGCAAGTGCTAGAGCAAGAGCAGGCGCCTGAGCAAGCGCTTGCTGTGTCAGACGAGCAAAAGCAAGACACGCCAGAAGAGCAAGACAAGCGAGATGAGGCGCTGAAGGCCGTGTGGTCGACGGCGTCTGTAAACGACCTGCCCGACAGCTCATTCCTGTATGTCGAGCCGGGCGGGGATAAGGATGAGCAAGGGCGGACGGTGCCCAGGTCACTGCGGCACTTCCCCGTGAAGGATTCTGCGGGCAAACCGGACCTGCCCCACGTGCGCAATGCGCTGTCGCGGCTGGGGCAGTCGGGTACGGGCGGGGGCTGGCTGACTGAGGGACTGCGGAAGCGCCTCGTGGCGGCGGCCCAACGCTTGCTAGCCGGCGGGAAAAGCACGGACCCTGATGACCTGCTGCTGGCCTTTGGTAGCGAGGTCAAGATGCAAGCCGACGGCAGGGTGTCCGGTTATCTAGTGCGGTTCACCGATGAGGACAACCCGGACCTGGACGGCGAGTACTTCGACAAGGCAACCGACTATGCCTTGATGGAAAGGGCGCGTTCGCCAATCTACTACCACCATGGCCAGGACCCGGTCATCCAAAAGCGCGTGATCGGCGACGGAGCGCTGACACAAGATGATGTTGGAATCTGGCTTGATGGACAACTCAAGCTACGCGACAAGTGGGAACAGGCTGTCAGACGGCTGGGCCAGGCCCACAAACTTACTTGGAGTTCCGGCACCGCTACACATTTGGTGGAGCGTGACCAACCCGGTCCAAAAGCCACGCATATCTCGCGCTGGCCGTTGGGTCTGGACGCCTCGCTCACACTGACGCCGGCGGAGCCGTTGAACAAGGCGGATCTGAAAACGCTTCGAGCGCAACCGGCCCAAAGCCTAAAAGCGCTGGCTCCCGAGGTGTTCGCAGCGAGTGCGAGCACGGAGCTTAGCGAGGCCAAGAGCGCTCAGCGCGCGAAGCCCAAACCACTACAACCACCGGGGCGCGCTCGCCCCGGACGGAGGAATGTCAAGATGCTGCGCACATACGAAAGTGGCGGCCGGTTTCACGTGTTCGAAGTCGGAGAGGAGGACCAGCCCATTGGCCTGCCTCTGCGGACCGAGGACACGAAGGATGCCGCCGATGCGTTTATCACCGATCAAGGCAAACCCGACATGCTGCGCTTCGCTGAGATGATCAGCGCTGCCAACGCCAAGAGCATGGAAGCGCTGCTCACGCGCATGGAGGCCATGCAGCAAGCGGCCCTCACTGCGCCCGCGCGCAAGGGCGCGGCGCTGACCCAACAGGAGACCGGCGAGGAAGTCAAGACGGTCGCTGGAAAGACCTTTAGCGACTTCATCTATGCCATCCTGGAAGACGACGTGGACACCCTCAAGACCATGGGGGCATCGAAGACCTACCGCACCGGCACCAAGTCGGGCCAGAAGGTCCTCGGGGAGCAAACCGGCCCCGCGGGCGCCTACCTGGTCCCCGAGGTGTTCATCCCAGAATTGATCCGAGTGCAACCGGAGAGCGAGATCGTCTATCCGCGCGCAGATCGGCAATCGGTCCGAGGGCCGATCCGCCTGCCTGGGCTTTCGACGGCCGGGCAGACGGCTGGGCGCACCAACTTCATCGGTGGCGTAGTCGGCGGCTGGACGGAGGCGGGCGAGCACAAACCGGCCACAGAACCAGAGTTCACGCAGATTGCGCTGAACCCCTGGGAGTGGAGTGGCTACTGCCCCATCAAGGACGAGCTGCTCGATCGCTCGGTTATCAACCTGCCGAACCTGCTGACGGGCCTGTTCCGCGAGGCAATGGGCTTCTACCGCGACGAGGCGTTCTTGGACGGGACCGGCGCGGGGCAGCCGCTCGGCATCATCCCCTCGCCCGGCACGTACATCGAGACGCGAGTGACGGCAGGCCACATCACCTGGCTCGATTTGGTGCACATGAAGGGCCACCTGCTGCCGCAAAGCTGGAACAACGCCCACTGGATCTTCTCGATCAGCGACTATGAGGACCTGATCACGATGCAAGACCCGGCGGGGCACTACATCTGGCTGGACAACGCGCGAGACGGCGAGCCCACGACCATCCTGGGTTTGCCCTTTGTCTTCACAGAGAAAACGCCGATCCTGGGCAGCCAGGGCGACGTGATCCTGGCCGACGAGCGGTTCTACTACGTGGCCGAGGAGGGCGGTGTCGCCATCGCCAGCTCCCAGCACGTGTACTTCCTCGAAAACCGCACCGTGTTCAAGTTCTTCTTCCGGATCGACGGCCAGGAAAAGCTGCCTGCCCCGATCTATCTCAAAGACGGCCACACCCAGGTCAGCCCGTTCGTGATCTTGGGCGGCGCAGCCACCACGTAAACAAGGAGGTAACACACCATGGGCGCATATCCTGGATTGATCACGGACTGGCTGGAGCTCGTGTATGTCATCCATGCTGACCTGCACCTGGGGAGGTACTACACGCCCTGGCTATCAGCGGCTCAGCGTGAGCGCTGGCTGTTCGTGCTGGACGTCGGCGATATCACGGCCACCGGCACCGTCGACCTGGAGCTGCAAGAGGCACAGGACGACGCCGGTACGGGGGCCAAGGCCATCGCGACCAAGGCGATCACGCAACTCACCCAGGCAGGCGGCGACGGCAACGACTCCTGCGGCATCAACTTGGGCGCGGCCGAGATGGACGCGGCCAACAACTTTGACCACGTGCGAGCGCGGCTCGACGTGCTAGTTGCATCTGCCAATGTCTCACTACATGTCTTTGCGAACGCCGAGCGGTACTTGCCGCCATCGGCTGCGGCCTGGACTGAGGTCATCGCCTGACCTATCGCTGTGACTGGGGGCGGGACCGTCAACCGCCCCCAGGGGAGAGAGAGCGCCTATGTGGCTACAGTTGATCAAACCCTACCGGATCGTCGAGCCTGGTGGGCGCCCGACGATGCACGAGCCAGGCGAGATGCTGGCGGTGAAGAATAAGGATGAGGCCAAAAAGCTCATTCGAGATGGATTTGCGCTCGACGTGGCCGGTGGGCAAGGGTCGACGCCAGAGGGCTGCGGCGTGGCCGTGCGTGGGCCACTCGACCGGACGCCTCACTGGATCGAGGCGCTGGACCTGGGCTGCCAATCGGTCAAGGGTATAGATGAGCTGCCCTATGCCGTGACCATTCTGTGGCACCCGAAGTACCCGCCCAACTGTCTGCAACTCATGGCGACATTCAAGACGATGCGCGCGTACGCATGGGACCTGGCCGTGCCGATCAAAAGCTACGCCAAGCTCACCGGCGATATTGGCACAGAGGCCGATCGCGCCAAGACGCTAGCGCTGATCCATGATCTGCGCATCCCCTACTACAACACGCACCTGCTGTTTGTGAAGCGCAACGACATTACCAAGGCGCTGGTACACACGTGGCGCAAGGAATTGTCCGGGGGGGGAGACGAGTGCCTGGCCTTTATGCGAGCGCTGTACACGATCAAGCCGTTGATCCTGGCGCTGCCGGTGGATGCGGTGCAGCATCGGGCAGCGTAGGGGTCGTCTACGTCGTCTACGGGCTCAATGCCCAACGCGAGGCGGCGGCGTCGGTCAAGAGCCTGCGCGCCGTCTGGCCGGAGGCCGAGGTGCTGGTGGTGGGCGACCCCGTGGAGGGGGCAACGCGACGGATACCCTACGCGACTTGTGATGAGGGCGGGCGCGACGCCAAGACGCGGCTGGGAACGCTCAGCCCGTGGCAGCGCACGTTGTACCTGGACGCCGACACGCGCGTGCGCGCGGACGTGCGCGCGGGATTCGAGATACTAGCCGACGGCTGGGATGTGGTGACAGTGCCCAGCAAGTGCCATGGCAGCGACTGGCTCTGGCACGTGGGCGGGGAGGAGCGAGCGGCGACAGAGAGCGAGATGGGCGGACGACTATTGACGCTGGGGGGAGGGGTGTTGTGGTGGGACAGGAACGAGCGAACGGCGGCACTGTGGGCAGCGTGGCGGGCCGAGTGGGCGCGCTGGCAGGGGCAGGACCAGGGGGCGCTGATGCGAGCGTGTGTGGCCAACCCATGCCGGATTTGGCTGCTGAGTCGGGCTTGGAATGGGGGACCCTGCATCGAGCACCGGTTCGGCGCGGCGAGGGCTAGGCGATGACCGTATCAAGGGGGGGAGTTATGAGGGAAAGAAATCGGTATCCAACAGAAGCAGGCAAGGCACTAGACCTATTGAATCCGCCAAGCGCCTGGAAAACCTTGTTCGATAGCATCAAGGCTTGCTCCAGGTGTGGGCGTCGGAAAAGTGTGAAGGTTAGGACTATAGACTGGGCGTTTTGGATTGTACAGTGTGACAACTGTTGGTCCCAGACCCCTTTGACTATACATGAAAGTCCGAGTGTTGCCATAGATGCCTGGAACGCTGGGAACGTATATGTGCCGCCCCCGCCGCCCCGCCGTCACTACCACAAATGTCGCTCAATGGGAGTCAGCGAGAGAGTGCGGCGGTGGTTGGGAATAGCCAGGCGATGACCGTCCACCTGGTGTGCAGCGACTACAAGAGCGATTGGATCATCGCCCGGTTGTGTCGGCACCTGGTCAAGTACAACGGCTGGAGCGTTGGGCACGGCCCGGATGCTCACGCGGGGCTCAACATCTACTTTCCTTATGTGTTCTACCGCCCGGACAAGCACCCACGCAAGACGCTGGCAGCGGGGTTTATGACGCACAAGGAGAACGGCGCCAAGGGACGCATGTGGGAGCGGGCGGCACACGGGCTCGACCTGCGCGTGTGTATGGCTGAGCAGTACGCCCGCGAGTTGGCTGGCCATGGCGAGAGCGTGGCCGTGCCCGTGTGCTATGAGACCAAGCTATTCACCCCAAGGGTGAAAGCAGAGAATAAGCGGCCGCGCGTGGGCCTCGGTGGTACCGTCTACCGCGGGGGGCGCAAGGGCGAATCACTGGCACTAGCACTGTACCGAGCCAAGCGCGATAGATGGGAGATCGTGGCGAGCGGCAAACCAATGGGCAACTCCACGGCCTGGCCGATACCAAGCCACGTCTACCCGTGGGTCGACATGCCGCGCTACTACTGGGGCCTGGACGTGTATGTGAGCACATCGACCATCGAGGGCGGGCCGGTGACGCTATTGGAGGCGTTGGGTTGCGGGCGTCCGGTGGTGATCGGCGAGGGCGTGGGCATCGAGTCAGAGCTGCCGCGCGCGTCGGGCATCCAGCGGTATAAGTGCGGTGACCTGGACTCGCTGATAGCGGCCATCAAAGCGGCGCTCAACTCGCCGATGAAACCGGAGGAGCTGCAGGGGCTCGTGGCCGAGCGCACGCCGCGGGCCTGGGCCGCGGGCTGGGCGTCGGCGGTATTGGAGGTTAGCGCGTGAGTGTCTACAAGGATCGCGGCGTGTACATCGTAGCCTACGGCCA